TGCACCATCCCATTTGACTGAAATGTCAACTTTGCTTTTGGAATGTCCAGCAAGCATATCACGCACCGCTCTGAGTGCGTTTATGCTGTCTCTTGTTCCTTCTACACCACCATTGAGAACATCGTCTTCCGCATGTTCCATGTGTGTGTTTTTCTTCTCTATAAGATAATCTTTAAACTTAAACATAATTGGTCTATCGTTGCAATAGACCTATTTATAATTATCTTCGCATTGACGCCTGATCTTTAGCGTCATCATCAGAAAAAATAGGAACTGCATTTGATTTGTGTAGTGTGCCGATGCCAATCATCTTGTCACCCGTATAAACTTTGCCATGAATAGGCTTAGTGCAACTGTCGCCAACTGTCGCTAAACTAGGATAGTTAGGAGTTTCACGAATATACGCTTTTGGGGGTTTGTATGCTTCTACTGTCTTAGGTTTTTTAAAGCCTTTAGAGAATGAAGTAGTTGGCAAGTTATCTAGCCATTGCTGATACTCTGCAACTTTTTTTGCTGGAGTTTTTTTCTTCTTTGATTTTTGATATGTGTAAATCAACATAATTTATCTACATTCTGTCCATTACGATTCATTCTACGATTCATTTCAATTCTAGCCATCTCGGAGGATTCACGCATTTGTTTAAGTCTACGTTCTTCCAATCGTATATCGTCTTGTCGTTTATCAGCCCTATTAATTAGAAGCTGATTATAGATTTTGTCGTTATACGCTTTGATGCTATCAATTGTCATTTTAGCACCAACAATGCAAGCATAACACTTTGCATGAAGAATCCGATACCATTGCTAATCATGTACAATTTATCTTTCATTATAGCAGAACGGATAAAGAATAGCAATAGTCCAGACCAAATGAGTAATACCATACTCAAAGGCGGAAGCATAACTGCTTCACCTTTAATCGCAAGATAAGTTACTGGTACTGTTGATCCATGGATCATAATCAATCCTACCCAACCGCAGATTTCTCCGAATTGGCGTACAACCCAATTGTACCATTCTGTTAGTTTAACCATTTCAAATTTGTTTTTTAAGTAGTTTAAAAGTAGGTTTGAATTTTTGATAGAGTCCAACTTCACGTCCATATGCTTCAATCTCCCATAATGATTCCCAATATTCATCACCTTGATATTGTTCTCGTTGGAACGTTACCAAGTTCCCTCTTTCGTGGAATTTCAATTCACCTTTTGCGTATTGCTTTACGTGAACCATTTCATGTGCAAGACATTGTAAAAGTTTCTTGCCAATTTTATTCCATTCAAGATTAATTACAAATTGCTTTTTGTTTTTTGAGTCATCCCCTTTAGGAAAGGCTTCGCCCAAGATTTTATTTTGTGCATAAAAATCTTTTATTACATTTAAATTGATTTCTAAGGAATTAGATAGCCTGTCACTCATTAAACGACTTGCGTAAAAATGTGTAGCCATCTTTAATATTTTGCGCTCATTCTGAGTTAAAGTCACACCCTTTGTTCTGAGAATAAGTTTCATATTGTTTCCTTTAATGAATTCCTTCTGAAAATGTTTCTAATTCTAGAAATTTTTCTTCGGGCATATAAACGGCATCATATAAAGAATCCGGCGAGGGGTTCTCAGCATAATAACGTTCTTTCAATTCAACTTCGAGGACTGCCAATAGCACTTCAATGTCACTCTGAGACATTTCTTTGACCAATCGCTCAATTGCCACTTTATTCATAGTTTGCTCCTATCAACGAATACTCTATTGTACCGCAGAATGAGGGCTATGTCAAGTGGCAATTGTTGCGTATTTACAACGATATTTAGAATACCGAGGTGTTCAGAATCGCTTTAAACCTTTAGTTTGCTAAAATCCCTGTCGGATTTCATGCGTTTGCCGAAGTCCGACTTGTCAAAAATTGGTGCATCGTCTTCCTGTCCACTATCGGATATGTTAGTTTGCGCTGACTCTTCTGCATCATACAGTTTCATTTTTGCTCTATCAACGCCAATCACAAAACGTTTGTTTGTTGTTGGATCGCTGTATCGATTCTTCAACTGCTTGACCATAATCTGATTCAACTCTGCAAGTTCTTCAGTAGAAATCAAAGCAAACATCAAGTCTGCTGTTGCTGGTAGACCAAACGATTCGGAAGTATCTTCAAGTCCAACGTCTGAATTGCTGTAACCACTACGTGTAGTTTGTGTAGCTGAAACGATTGGCACTTTATGTTCAACTGCAAGTCCACGCAATTCTTCTGCGATAGCTTTAATGTATGTGTATGAATTAATAGAAGCACCCATCTTCATACGTGCAGAAGAACAAATGTTCAGATAGTCAATGTAAATGATATCTGGAATGAATTGACGTTTTAATTTCAGTTCGTTCAACAAGTGATTGAAGTGCGATACGCTGGCGCTGGCAGTAGGATATTCTTTGATGATTAACTTGCCTTTTGTCTTCTCACGCAGGCTTGCAACTTTCTTCAAGTAAGTTTCTTTTGGCATACCAACAAGTCTGTCGAGTTCAACATTCAACAAGTTTGCATCAATACGTTCTGCGATACGTTCTTCAGCCATCTCCATTGTGATGTAGAGAACGTTCTTACCCATTGTCAGATTGGCTGCCGCACAATGACACATGAACAAAGATTTACCAACACCAGTGCCGGCAAGAACAATGTTCAAAGATTTTTCTGCAAGCCCGCCTTTAGTGATTCTGTTCAAGTAGTCGAGATCGAATGGGATTCGTTTTTCAACTTTATGATAGAAGTCATATCGTGTCTCTGCGTCATCAATAAAATCGTGACCAACGTGATTATCAAAAGAAACTGAAAGCGCATCTGCTAGAATTGTTGGGATTGAACCTTTATCCAATTTCTCATGTCCAGTTTTATTGTCGAGAATTTGGATGCTTTGCATGATGCCATTGTAGATTGCTTTCTCTTGACAAAAACTTTCTGTTGCATCAATCAACCACTTAGTGTCAGAAATTTCAATATCAATTGTAATTTCTTTAATGAGTGAAATTGTTTTCTTGTGTTGGTCATCGGTAAGATTTACTTTCTTATCGACCTCAATTGTCAATGCCTCTTTAGTTGGCATTGCATTATACTTATTTACATAGTTTCGAATTTCTTCAAACAATAGTTTTTCAGAAGATTCTTGAAAATACTCGCTTTTAATAAAGGGTAAAGTCTTTCGTGTGTATTCCTCATCTATCAAAAGATGTTTTAGTATTTTCTGTTCCAAGTTCATCTTTGTACCTTTTCTCTGCTTCTTCTAGTGCGTTTCTTAAGAGATCGTTTAAAATCTCACCGAGATATGATTCGAACGTTTTATTGCCTTTTAGGCTCATATGTTCTTCACTCAGTATATCATAACTGAAGCCCATTGTATACGTTCCATCAGGATTTTCATCATCGGCAAAATTAAGTTCACCGAAATGAAACTCTACCCCTTGATAATCTCCAGCATTGATTTTGATACTTGCAACAACATCTTTATCTCTATACTTGATATCACGTTCAGTCAATTCGTAGGTTTCATTGATTTTCATATATTTTTTCCATATGTGTGATGTTAAAGTTTATAAGAATTCTGTATGGACTTTTTATTGGATTCATTCCTGCATGATATTTTTTACCTGAAAAAATTACAATTCTTCCCTGTTTAGATTCAATTTGTGTTTCTATCATCCAAGGTTTAGATGTATTCTTAAAAATTGTTGTTGGGGAATCTGTAGTATTCACAAAGTAAATCATCACCAAATGATCCTGCGATTCATTGTCTACATGTGCAGGCAAATGTTGATTCGATGTGTTATTATTATTCAATAATAAGTTTGCCTTAACTCTTTTATAAAATAATTTATATCCAAGTCTTCTCGATACTTCATGCGACAAAAAATCTAAGTTACATAATTGCCAATGTTTTGATATTGGCTCGTAATCCGCATACATCAACGATACCAATTGTGGAGAGTCGTATGTATTTTCATCTGATACTAATTCGTTGGTTTTTTGAGTTACTGTTGACTGCATAAAATACCAAGGAAATTCTGTATTCAAAAACAGTTCGTGTATTTTATTGCTGTCAACAGTATCGATGATATCATCTAATACGATAATATCATCCGTATCAAAATTTAAATTCATTCAATTTCGTCCAACAATTCTTCGTCTTCGACACCAACGCTATCTTGTCCATACAAGAATTCTTTCTTACATGCTTCGTCAATCTGATCCAAGATTTCTTTAGTGAAATACTTTTCTGGTTCTTCATTGATGTTCTTACCAAACACTTTGACGCCATTAGACAATTCGTAGCGAGTAGAGACTTTCTTAATGATGCCATACTTCTCTGCAA